TTGTTGATGATGATAAAAAAGTTATCGGATATCTTTTTATTGAACCTAAAAAGGTGGATATGAGTTCTCCTATGTTTCTTTCTGAAGAAGCATCATCAGAATCTTCAGTTCAAGTTTCATTATCTTCTTGGTTCTTAATTACTGATGATAAAGAATTTGCTATTCCAAAAGATTGGATTGTTACTGTGATGAATCCAGTTGACAGAGTTTTGGCAATGTATCAAAAATATAATTCTGAGGGAAATGAAAATGATTAAATGTTTGCTATTAAAAACAGGAATTACAGTAGTATCTGAAATGCTTGAAGTTGGTGCTGAAGTTGGTGAACCCGACTGTCGTTTTGTGAATCCTTGTGAAATTACTGAGAATGGACAGTTGAGGCGTTGGCCATCTTGTACGGATCAGAGATCTCTCATGATTGGATCTGATAATTTTTTAACGATTGTTGATCCGTCTGAAGAAGTTTTAAAACAATATAAGGAGGTTGTAGGATGACTTACAAAGTATTAAGTATTGATCTCGATTACATCATGGGTCCATCCATTGAATTGTATCAAGGTCTCTTCTTTGATGAAAATCCAGAGACAAGATGGCAACATCTATTTAAATATTCTGATTTCACAGAAAATCATATGTTTATAGATCAAGAAGCACTCATGTATTGTTATCATGTGTTTCTTAAGTCTCTTAAAAATAATCCAAAAGTAACTTTTGGGTATGATCATGATTCGATTCTGTATGATTTAGAAGACAAGGAAGATATTGATCTAATTAATATTGATCATCATGATGACATAACTGCTCTTGATTTTGGATATGATGGATTTTCTGATGAGCAGATGTTAGAGAATGAAATAGAACAACTTAGACTCAGTAATAGAGTTCATGAAGGTAACTGGGGAGCTTGGTTGTATCTACAGAATAAATTAGAAAAATTTACCTGGATATGCAATCCAAATAGTTCAAATTTATTAAATGAAAATAAAAATTCTTACAGTGAACGACTGTTAGGAGATTCTTATCAGTTTTTCACGAGGAATAATTATATCTTTGATGATTATAATTTTGATTCTGTCTTTGTGTGTCTATCTCCACAATATACTCCCAAAAATCACTGGCATTATTTTAGAATGTTCATGTTGGCATATGAGGAGTTTACTGGTAACGAGATAAGTACAGAAAATTTCAGTCGAAAGTACGAGTACGAGCAAAAGTTCAAATCTGTTGATGATGAGATTCTACACAAACGTTCAAATGGTGGGTGATAACTTCCTTGTGCGGGGTTATGAAGATGGACGCCACTTCATGACTCGCGAGAAGTTTTATCCCACTCTTTTTGTTAATAGCAAGAAAAAAACCAAATACAAAACTCTTGAAGGTGAATATGTTGAGTCTGTGCAACCAGGATCTGTTCGTGATTGTAGAGAATTTATCAAAAAATATGATGGTGTAGAAGGTTTTAAGATTTCTGGTAATGAACGTTTTATCTACCAGTATATTTCTGAAAACTATTCGGAGAATGAAATCAAGTTTGATATTGGTAAAGTCAAACTAGCAACCATTGATATTGAGGTTGCCTCTGAGAATGGATTCCCCGATGTAGAATCTGCGGCAGAAGAAGTTCTGCTCATCACAATTCAGGATTACAACACTAAGGAAATCATCACTTGGGGACAAGGTCCTTTCAAACTAAAGCAGGATAATCATTACTATAAGCAGTTCAATAATGAATATGATCTGTTGAATGATTTCATCAACTGGTGGATGATTGAAGATAATACTCCAGAAGTTCTCACTGGATGGAATAGTAAATTGTATGATATTCCATATCTGGTCCGTCGTATGGATCGGGTGATTGGTGAGAAATTGATGAAGCGTCTTTCTCCTTGGGGATTGGTAACAGAGCATGAGATCTTCATTGCTGGTAGGAAGCAACTTTCCTATGACATTGGTGGAATCTCACAGTTGGATTACCTTGATCTCTATAAGAAGTTTACTTACAAGGCACAGGAATCTTATCGTTTGGATTACATTGCCAGTGTAGAACTTGGGCAGAAGAAACTTGATCACTCTGAGTTTGATACTTTTAAGGACTTCTACACAAAGGGGTGGCAAAAGTTTGTAGAATACAATATCATTGACGTGGAACTTGTCGACCGAATGGAGGACAAGATGAAACTCATTGAACTTGCTCTTACTATGGCGTATGACGCCAAGGTGAATTATGAAGATGTGTTCTCACAAGTTCGCATGTGGGATACCATCATTTATAACTACCTAAAGAAGAGAAATATTGTTATTCCTCCTAAGGAGCGTTCTGATAAAAACGAAAAGTATGCGGGGGCATATGTCAAGGAACCGATTCCAGGAAAGTATGATTGGGTGGTTAGTTTTGACCTTAATAGTCTGTATCCCCATCTTATTATGCAATATAATATCTCACCAGAGACGCTCCAAGATACCAGACATCCATCAGCCACCGTTGATAAAATACTTGATCAACAGATAACTTTTGAGATGTATAAGGACAATGCGGTATGTGCCAATGGTGCCATGTATCGTAAAGATGTTCGTGGATTTCTCCCTGAATTGATGGAGAAGATCTACAAAGATCGAACTGTCTTTAAAAAGAAGATGCTTGAGGCAAAGCAGGCATATGAGAAAACTCCAACCAAAGAGTTGGAGAAGGAAATTGCCCGTTGTAATAACATCCAGATGGCACGTAAGATTCAATTGAACTCTGCTTATGGTGCTATTGGTAATCAGTATTTCAGGTATTACAAACTTGCTAATGCTGAAGCAATTACTCTTTCTGGGCAGGTATCAATTCGTTGGATTGAGAACCGCATGAACAAGTATCTAAATAATCTTTTGCAAACGGAAGGCGAGGATTATGTCATTGCATCCGATACTGATTCGATCTATCTTAATCTCGGACCTCTTGTTGATAAATTTTTTAGTGCTAAGTCTGGCGACAAAACAGCAATTGTGGCGATACTTGACAAGATCTGCCAAGAAAAATTTGAACCTTTTATTGAACGTTCATATCAAGAACTTGCGGATTACGTTTCGGCGTATGAGCAAAAAATGCAAATGAAGCGTGAGAATATTGCTGAACGTGGTATCTGGACTGCGAAGAAGCGATATATTCTCAACGTGTGGAACAGTGAAGGGGTTCAATATACTGAACCTAAACTCAAGATGATGGGTATTGAAGCAGTTAAATCTTCAACTCCAGCACCTTGTAGGAAGATGATTAAGGATGGTCTGAAGTTGATGATGAATGCAACTGAAGAAGATGTTATTGATTTTATTGAAAAATGTCGAACAGAATTCAAGACTCTTCCTCCCGAACAGATTGCTTTTCCTAGGACTGCATCTGATGTTCGTAAGTATCATTCACATGCTGATATTTACGTAAAGGGAACTCCCATCCATGTTCGTGGTGCTCTTCTGTTTAACCATTACATCAAGGATAAGAAACTTACAAATAAGTATTCTCTTATCGGTAATGGTGAAAAAATTAAATTCATTTACTTGAAAAAACCAAATATCATTCAGGAAAATGTGGTTTCTTTTATCCAAGATTTTCCGCATGAACTTGGTCTTGACAAGTATATCGACTATGAACTACAATTCCAAAAGAGTTTTGTAGAACCACTCAAGGCAATCCTAGATGCCATTGGGTGGAACGTTGAAAAAACTGTAAACCTGGAACTATTTTTTGGCTAAATGGAACTGCCTATTAACGACAAAGAACTTGCTACAATCGTAAGTGCTCTCCGCCTGGGTGGCGATGCTGCTCTCTATCAAAAACTCACTCGAATCAAAGAGATCCGTGATGCTAATCCAGGTGGACCTTATAAAAAAATTGCCCGTGAAGAATTTGGATTTGTTATTTGATGGACTTTCTTAAAGAAATTGTAAAAGAGATCGGTGATGACTACACAAAACTCGCCGCAGATATTGATGATACTGAAGAATATGTGGACACGGGTTCGTACATTTTTAACGGACTTGTTTCAGGGTCTATATTTGGTGGTGTATCTCGGAATAAGATTACTGCCATTGCTGGCGAGTCTAGCACTGGAAAAACTTTCTTCAGCCTCGCTGTCGTTAAAAATTTCCTTGACAGTAACCCTGATGGTTATTGTCTCTATTTTGACACTGAAGCAGCAGTTAATAAGTCTCTTCTTGAAAGCAGGGGACTACCTCTCGATCGCGTAGTTGTGGTCAATGTGGTTACTGTAGAAGAGTTCCGAAGCAAGGCACTCAAGGCAGTGGACATTTATCTGAAAAAGGAAACAGATGAACGCAAGCCTTGTATGTTTGTGTTAGACTCTCTTGGTATGCTTTCCACAGAGAAGGAGATCACCGACGCACTCAACGATAAACAAGTTCGTGATATGACTAAATCACAACTTATTAAAGGTGCGTTCAGGATGTTGACACTGAAACTGGGGCAGGCTAACATTCCAATGATTGTTACTAACCATACCTACGATGTCATCGGTGCATACGTTCCAACCAAAGAGATGGGTGGCGGTTCTGGTCTTAAGTATGCGGCGTCCACGATTATTCATCTTACTAAGAAAAAGGAAAAGGATGG